GATGAGTGCGTTGAACACTACGCACCAGCAGACTTAGCAAGGCCCCGCGCGCCATTAAACATCCCGGATGGACACCTCGTCGTTGGAATTGACGTTGATTATTATATCAATGACATGGATCAGGTGTTGGGAGCTGGCAACCCAGCCATCTTCTACACCTTCCACCCGAAGACGGTGTCCGGCAAGGACGGCGAGAACACGTTCACCATCAGCAAGAACAGAGTGGACTATCACGTCAGCGGGGTAGGCCACTGGAACCACGAGGTGTGGGACTGGTCGAAGGCCGGGGAGTTCATCAGATCCCGGAGTAACCGACGTCCTGTACTGAACTGGTTCCTGGGCCTCATCGGTTTGCATGAGTATGTGTACCACAAAGTATACTACTCTACGCCCTGGGCATCAGAACACAGGGCCCTAGTCTGGCTGCTCCCAGAAGCACGTCATTACAGCTTCTCGTGGATCAACACCGACATTCACTCTCGTCGGTTGCGTAGAATGAAGTACCAGTCGTCAACGAAACCTGGTTGGAATTCACTGGTCGTCACCAAAACCGAAGACGACGTCATCAGCATTGGTCGTGAAGGTGAGAGTGCTCACCTCGAACTGAAGAAGGTTCACTACGACATGTTGATGGGCTTGGCATCGCCACAATCAGTGACCACAAGGATGATCAACCTTGACTTAAAAGATCCCATGATGCTAGCCCTCATGGGCCAACATTACTCCGGCACTGCACCGGAGATCGGAGCGATACCAGCGGTCATTCGCCCAGTTGAGCCCAAAGTCCACTGGCCATTCAACACGGCCACAGACGCACCTGCCCATTCATTCCGTGCATATGCATCGCCCGTCGTTCAGGATGAAGCCTACGTGCCACAAATTAAGCTGTGGACCACAATATCCGACGCCCTTGAACAACGCGTCGAGTTCGTGTCCAACAATGTCAAGCCGTTTCCGAAATACGCTTACTACGCGACTGAGTTCCTTCGGGAGCTCGTCCCAACCGCCCATGAGGGCGTGCCGTATGACTTGGAATCAACCGTTGAGTTGATGAATAAACCATCACAAGTCGCGGCAATTAAGCGCGTCCTCGACACCTTGGACGTGAAACCGCGCGAACTCATTGAAAGCTTCGTCAAGAACGAACCAACAACGAAATCTGGCCGGATAATATCATCGTTCCCGGATGCACGTTTTCTAGTGAAGTTCTCGGCGTACACACTGAAAATGCGTGACGCCGCGCTGCACGACGAAAAACACAAACATTGGTTCATGCCAGGGAAAACACCCCCGGAGATTGCTAGAGCTGTGACCGATTATGTCGCCAACGTCCCAGAACCACTCGAGGGCGACTACAGCAATTTCGACGGCAAAGTGTCCGCCTGGATGCAAGAGAACATCGTCAACGCTGCCTACTTGCGCTATTTCAGACCGGAATATCACAAGGAGTTGCGAGGATACTTGAACATGTTGGTGTCATGCCCAGCTCGAGCGAAACGCTTCAACTTTCGCTACGACGCTTTCAACGGAATAAAAAGTGGCAGCCCCACCACCTGTGATGGCAATACCATCTTGAATGCCTTCATAATGTACGTTGCAATCAGAGAGTACGACCGAAGCCTGGAGTCGGAAATCGCCTGGAGATTGCTTGGATTGGCCTTTGGCGACGATTCTTTGTTCGATGCCACCTATAAAGTGGAGTTCAACAAAGCCGCCAAACAACTCGGCATGGATTTGAAACTTGAGAAGTTTCAACCGGAATTGGGGTTGACCTTCCTCGCGAGGGTTTACCCAAAACCCGGTGAGAGCACAACCTCTTTCCAAGACCCGCTGAGGACATTCCGCAAGCTCCACCTCACCGCGCGTGATCCGAAGATCCCGATCGCTGAGGCCGCATGTGACCGTGTTGAGGGGTATCTGGTGACAGATGCCATAACACCGGTCATCGCGCCGTATTGCAACATGGTGAGAAGGGTGTATAAGGCGGAGGAGTCGAAGGACAAACGCTCCCTCCGCGCGTCCCATGATAAGGAGAAACCATTTTGGTATGCTTCAGAAAACTCATGGCCCCAGGACATCTCCGATCTGTGGAGCATGTATTCGTGCATGTCAGCGCGCACACAGATCCCAGTCGCGGAACTCCAACGAATAGAAGGAGAACTCGACGTCATGGAGACGCCCTGGTTCGCTCCCGTCGACAGGCAAGTTGATGACCATGTTAAGAACACGGTTCATCCTGACGGAACACCTTCGAGCGATGTGGACCCTC